GTTAAAGGAGTTACCTCCACAACAAAGAAGAAGATTATTGGAAGGTGATTGGGATTATTTAGAAGAGAGTGATAGTCTATTTAAGTTTGATGACATATCCAATTCTGTATTTAGATTAGAACCAAACCCAACAGAAAAGAAAGTATTAACATTAGACGTAGCGAGGTTTGGTGATGACAGGTCTGTGGCGTTTGTTTGGATAGGACTGGTGGTCGTTTCTTGTCACGTGTATAGGAAACTATCAACCACAGAATTATATACCGAAATTCAGGACCTAATAAGGTCACACGGAATCCATCCACAGAATGTTATTGTGGATAGTGATGGCGTTGGAGGAGGTATCAGTGATTTACTTAGAGCAACAAACTTTGTGAACAATTCATCACCATTACACGGACAGAACTTTTCCAATTTAAAGTCACAGTGTTACGTGAAACTATCTGATATGTTTAGAGAAGGTAAGATTAGTTTGAACATATTGGAACCTTCTATAATAGAAGACTTGACACAGGAATTACTTGCAGTTAAATTAAAAGATATTGATAAAGATAATAAAGTAGCAGTTCAATCAAAGGATGAAATGAAAAGGACACTTGGTAAATCACCTGACCTTTCAGATAGTTTAATGATGAGAATGTTACAAGAAATAAAAACCCAAAAGAGTACGGGTAGATACGCTATAATGTCCATATGATAAAATTTAAATTAGAAGAAACAGAATATCAAATACCAGATTTTATATCTATTGAAAGTTATTCAAAGATGTATAAAGTAAAAGATTTATTCTCAGATGATTATTTTGCAGCAAAGATTGTAAGTATAATATCTGATGCACCGTTAGAAGATTTATTGGAAGCAGATTATTCTGATGTTCAATATCTTGCGGGTTACATAATGTCACAAATACCATTAACTAAACCAAAATTTATTGACAGATTTGAGATTGATGGTGTTAAATATGGGTTCTTTCCTAATTGGAGAGAATTAACATTTGCGGAATTTGTGGATATGGATACCATTTCAACTAAAAAACCTGAAGAACTATTGGAACTATTACACATTCTTGCGGCAATTATGTACAGACCAATTACAGAAGAAACATCCGAACACGATTTTAAGATTGAGAAATACAATATAGAAACGATGAAACTCAGAGCAGAGTTATTCAAAACAAAGTTAGATGTGAAGTATATACTTGGAGCACAGTTTTTTTTTATCAACTACGCAAACAGATTTTTAAGTTATTCCCAACTGTCTTTGATGCCGACCTTATCGATGTGGACGAAGATGAAGATAGCGTGGACAGCAAGGAAATGGATATGGGCTTCAATTTTCAAAAAACCTACGGATGGTATCTTATCGTCAACAGAGTTACTGGAAACGATTTTACAAAACACGAAGTTGTCTACCAAAAGAAAATAATGGAAGTTTTAAATCAATTGTCATTTTTGTTGGATTATGATAGAGAACAAATAAAGTTACAGAAAAAACAAACTAAAACCATTTAATTTATATTTATTATATATGGTCAACTATAAACAGATTATCCAAGACTTAAGCGGTATTGCGTATTATCACAACCAAATCAATAGTTTCGGTTATGGTGATATTACACAAATCACGATGGATATTGAAACCAAGCAGGAACCATTATATACAAAGATGTATGTAGTACCTGGTCAGGTTCAATTAGCACAGAATAGATTATTATATAACTTTTCCATTATTATATTGGACCAAATCAAAGACGATTATTCCAATCAGGAAGAAGTTATGTCTGACACTTTAGAGATATGTAAAGATATATTTACAATTCTTTATCAATCATATACAGCTGAGTGGGGTGGTTTCTCACTTGACTATACACCATTATGGGGTCCAAACGTTACACCATTTTTAGAAAGATTTGAAACAGTATTAGGTGGATGGACGATGAACCTAACAATTGAACAACCATTTGATTACAATATTTGTGTACTTCCAACATCAGGATATACAACACCGATACCAAGAAGTTACAATCAGATAACATATTATCAAATTATTGAAGATTTTAGAGGATTTTCTAACGCACACGCACAAATAAATTCATTTGGATTTGGGGATTTAACCCAATTAACGATGGATGTTGAGACAAAACAAAGTCCTATATATACAAAATTATATATAATTCCAAATGACACCATATTAGACCAAAATCAATTAACATATAATTTCCAAATAATTGTTGCAGATAGACTTAAAGATGATTATTCCAATCAGAGAGATGTGATGAATGATACTTTAGAAATAATAAAGGATGTGTTTACCTTCCTATATTTATCTATACCAGATTTTGAAAGTGAATGGGACCCATCTGTTGAACCTTTTCTTGAAAGATTTGAGGATGTTCTTGCTGGTTGGACTATGACTTTAACGGTTACTCAACCATTTGACTATAACAGATGTAACGTTCCTGAAAGACCATTCACAAATAAGAAGTGGTATGAATTAGCAGAACTATGGAACACCATATCTAAAAATTGGAAAGACGTATAACAAAAAAATTATTATAACACTATGGGCTTACTTACCAATCAATATGTATCAGAATCTTATCAGGGTTTATTAAACCTTGCTAATCCTAATACAGGACTAACTACGACATTACAAAGTGTAACCGATGGTTTGGGTGGAACTTCTCCATTACAAATGAGTCGTACACAAATTAATATTTCAGGTTCATTAACAATTAATGGTTCACCTGTTGCAGCAACCGATACTGGTTCATTAATGAAAACAGGTAGTGTTGCAGGAAATACTTTGACATTTACCAAAGGTGATGGTTCAACATTCAATCTACAAGTTGATACGGGTTCAGTACCATCAGGAACAATATCAGGTTCTCAACAAATAGCTGCTTTAGGTTATGCAACCACAGGTTCTGTTGATGCATTAACAGGTTCAATTAATAGTTTAAATGCTGCAACAAGTTCTTATGTAACTGAAACTGAATCAGGTTCATTTATGATTACAGGTAGTGTTGCGGGTGATACATTAACATTTACTAAAGGAGACGGTTCACAATTTAGTTTACAAGTAAGTGTTGCTACAGGTTCATTACCTGCTGGTGTAGTATCAGGTTCACAACAAATAATAGATTTAGGATTCTTAGAAACAAGTTCCTTTAATTCATACACAAGTTCAAATGATAGTAAGGTTAACAGTCTTATTGCTAGCACTGGTTCTTATGCTACTACTTCATCGCTTACTTCGCTTTCGCAAAGTATAGCAACAACTGATTTAAGTCAGAATAATAGATTGACTGCGTTAGAAGGTGTTACAGGGTCTATCAATAGAAATGGTCTAATCACCACAGGTTCTATTGGTGGTACACAATCAATAACAGGAAGTTTAAATGTTGAAGGTACAATCAGTGCCACATCAGCATCGTTCACATACGTAAACACAGTTTATGAAACCGCTTCAGTAATCTACTCAAGTGGTTCAAACCAATTAGGTGACGCAGAAGATGATACACAAACATTATGGGGTGCGGTTAAATTACCATCGGGTTCTTTATCTATAACAGGTTCTTTAAGAAGTACAGGTGAAATTAGAACTGATGGTAGTGTAGTTGTTGGTACAACATTATTAGTTAATAATATTGAAAATCCAGCAGGTTCTGGTGATATTACAATTAATACAAGTCCATTTTTTAAAGTTGCAATAGATGGTGATACAGAAGTTACAGGAACATTAAAAGTAACAGGTGGTATCACAGGTTCTTTACAAGGTACTGCATCATACGCAACACAAGCGTTGTCAGCAAGTTATGCACCAACAGTATTACCAAATGGTGTAGTTTCAGGTTCACAACAAATAGTTGATTTAGGATTTGCAACAACAGGTTCAGTAAATCAAAAATTAGATACAGGTTCATTCAATACATATACTGCATCTATGGATGCAAGAACAGGTAGTTATATTACCACAGGTTCAGCCGCATCATCACAATCAATTACTGGTAGTTTAATCTTGAGTGGTTCAGCAGGTCCTGAATTAGATGTTAAGGGCGACCAAACAAATACAGGTTCTTTAACAGTAAGAAGTGGAAGTATATCATCAATATCAAATAATACAACACTTAATATTGATAGTTACTTAACAAACTCTTTAGGTGGTCAAGCTAACATCATCAGAGGTTGGAGTGATAATCCATCTGGTGGTGGAGCAGGTGCAGTACAATCAAACTACACAGGTTCATTAAGAATTACAGGTTCAAATAACATAGTAACATTACCACAAATTAGAGCAACAGGTGTAGGTGGTGGTACAGATATGGAAGGATATATTTCAGGTTCAGGTAATATATTATCAACAAATCTTAGTACTATATACTTAAACACAGGTTCATTATTATTCCCAAAAACAAATAACAACAATTTAGGGTCTGCTGCAAATATATATATGAGGTTCACCACTTCGTCTTTGGCAGGTGGTCACCCACTTATACAAAATAATACAATAAATGGTGGTAATATTGATATTGTTAGTGATAGTGGTTCAATAAACGTAAATAATAATACAATAAATGGTGGTGGTATTACAACAACACAAAAC